TGGAAAAACAACAATATTTAAATAAATAATAGAAATTATGAATCATACGGACGACGGTAGATCATCTACATTTGGTAAAGAGCTGATGACATATATATCATCCAAGTTACCATACTCTGGTGTAAATAGTGTCCAGACTACTGATGAGATAAATCACAAGTATCGATATTTTCAAAATACTGGTACTAGAAGAGCAGAAGTATTATCAAAATATTCTGTCTCACAGTCATATGATTTCAATAATCAGGCAGTTGGCGAGATAGCAGGCGATAAGCGGTTTAGTGAAATAATGTATGCAAATATCCAAAAGGATAAGCCTGCCCGTATCCGTGATTATAGAGTAATGGCTGCATTTGCTGAAGTCTCAGAAGCACTTGATGAGATTTGTGATGAAATAATTAATAAAGATTCAAATGGTAATATTGTAAATTTAAAAATTGTTAATGCTACTGTACCTGATTATGTTGAATCTAATATATTAAAAGAATTTCAAAAATACATTAATTATTACGAATTGGAAAGAAAGGGTTGGGGATACTTTAGACAATTATTAGTCGAGGGCGAAATATATTTTGAGCATATTATACATGAGAAATATGCTGAAGAAGGTATATTAGGCATCATACAAATGCCTTCGGAATTAATCGACCCGGTTTATTCGAATGTACAGAATGTAATGGTCAAGGGATTCTTATATAGAAAGCCTGTATTTGATCCTAATAATCCATTGAAGCAAATTGGTACAGATATGATACCAATTGATAAAAACCAGGCAACTTATATTAATTCTGAAATATGGAATGAAAATAAGACTATGCATTTGCCGTTTATTGAAAATGCTCGTCGTTCATATAGACAATTATCTCTAGTAGAAGACTCTGTTGTAATTTATCGACTGGTTAGAGCACCAGAGCGTTTAGTATTTAACGTTGATGTTGGTAATATGCCTGCACCTAAAGCAGAAGCATACTTAAGAAAATTAATACAAAATTATTGGTCATCAAAGACGTTTGATAATGCGCAAGGGGGAGTAGTACAAAAATTTAACCCGCAATCAATGCTTGATGCATTTTGGTTCGCGAAAAGAACTGGTAGTGAGGGTACTCAAGTAAGTCAGTTACAGGGTGGTGCTAATTTAGGTGAATTAAAAGACTTAGACTATTTCGTTAAAAAGCTCTTTAAGTCTCTAAAAGTCCCTACATCGAGATTATCGCCAGAAGCAGCATATAAAGATGGTGCTGATATGCTTCGAGAGGAATTAAAATTTGCGCGATTTATTATCCGCTTACAACAAATTTTTGCTTCGGGATTAAAAAATGGGTTTATTACTCACTTACAATTAAAAGGTATATTACAAGAATCAGAGCTCAAAGAACAAAATATTGATATTGCTTTTAACGTACCCACCAATTTTTATGAATTGAGAGAGTCTCAGCGAATGGAAGGTAAGATAGGTAATTTTACAAATCTTGCAAGCCAAGAATCTATGTCACCATCCTATTTACAGAAAAAGCTGTTAAGTTGGTCTGAAATTGACATAAAGGCAAATAGAGAATTTTTACGTAATGATAAAGCATTTAAATGGGAACTTGCTCAAATTGAAGCTATGGGACCAAATTGGCAAAGTCAAATGGAAGCACAAGCATCTGCAGCCGCTGGACCAGCTGGTGCAGAAGGTGGAGCGCCTGGTGGTGCGCCGCCTAGTGGTGGAGGTGGAGGCGGGGGAGGTGGAGGTGGAATGCCACCACCATTTACAGGCGGCCAGGCAGCAACAGGCGGTGAAGAAGCACCCCCACCAGAACCCGCAGCAGCTGAACCAGAAGCACCACCAGCTGCATAAATAAACGAATATGGCAACATGCGCAATAACTCCAGTATCTGCATTTCAAAGTACTAATTTAAATAGTAAAATCGATTGCTTTGGCAGATTGTCAGATAGAATTGTCCGAACACTCGGTGCGCCTCTTGTGACAGTTGAACTACATCAGGATCAATTATTTGAAAATATTTCAATTGCATGTGAGATGTTTACCAGATATGCAGGTTATACTAAAGAATATTTAATATTTGATTCTAATTTATATGAACCAAATATAGGTTTGAGATTAGATCTATTATACACCTTATCAAATACGACTCTCACTCAAGAAAATAAACTAACCCATAAAACACAATCAGCGGATACAGCACCATATATTGAAGCTCCAACATCTGTATATATTACAAACTCCGCAATTAAAGCATCTGTTTTCTCTACATTAAGCTCTATAAGTGCAACATTTACTAATGGGTTATTTATTCATCAAATATTAGATTCTGCAACATATAAAAATGTTCTATCAGCATTTGCAGCATCAACAACCTTGTCAAGTGTACCTGTCTCCGGCTACTTTAATGAATCATATTTACCGAGTATGACTATGGGTGGGGATTGTGTAGATAAAGATCCTGCTGCAAAATATAATAACATGTTTGACTACGATACAATGGATTACAGAAAAGTCATTGATGTTACTGATTTCGAGGAAGGTTCTAGTACTGGCATTAATACATTATTTACAATTGAGCAAACACTAGCACAGCAGACATATTTTAGCTATGCAATGGGGAACTATGGGTTTGATTTAATAAGTTGGTATACTTTAAAGGATTGGTTAAAAACACGGGAGAAGATGCTTGCTACAAAGAGATCATACTCATTTGATGATAGGACGCAATATCTTAGAATGTATCCGCAGCCTTCAAGTACGACAAGATTCTATGGAGTAATTTGCTGTTATGTAGAAAGACCTATTAGAGACATTATTAAAGAGTTTTGGGTTTATCAATATGCACTTGCTTTGTGTAAATTAACTCTTGCTAATGTTCGAGGTAAGTTTGGAAGTGTAGCATTATTCGGTGGACAGGTATTTGATGTCACAACACTAAGAGAAGCAACTAATGATAAAGCTACCCTCGAGAAACAGTTGTATGAAGGTGCAGCTGCGGCTAGCGGCAGTAGTGACCCCGCGATGTTCTTTATAGGTTAATTTTTTTGCAAATACGGCTATATTATTAATTTAATATGATAAAACATACCCACACTTACGAATTTAAAATATTTAATGGTAGAATTAAAATATATATTGATGGGTACGTAGCATTTTGTTTTAATCAAATAGACTTCAAGGGGTATTATTCATATAAAGATGACACATCTCTATATGGATTGGATATTTATTTAATGAATGAAAAGGGCGGCGCAACCACTATGGAAGTATATTTTAAGACCAAAGAAAATTGGTTAAATATATTAAAGCTGCTCGATGAAAATATGTAATTAAATAAATACCTATTAATGAGTAAGACTTATTACAAACAAGGTATTTTTATCCCGCGCAATAAAGAAAAATTTAAAGGCACAACAGCAACATATCGATCTTCTTATGAATTAAAATTTTTTCATTGGGCTGACAAAAATGCAAATGTATTAGAGTGGGGATCAGAAAATGTAGTAATACCATATGTGAGTCCAATAGATAAGCGAGTTCATAGATATTATATTGACAATTGGGTTGTTTTAAAAGAAGGTACAAAAATTAAAAAATATTTGGTTGAGATTAAACCAAAAAAGCAAACTGTTCCTCCAACTTTCTCAGCCAGGAAAAAGAACGCAACCATTATATATGAACAGAGTATGTGGGCTGTTAATAGCAGCAAATGGGAAAGTGCAAAAAAGTATGCTTTATTAAAGGGATACGAATTTATTATTATTACAGAGGATGATTTATTTAGTTAGTTTATTATTGATTTATATAAAAATTAGATAAATTAGTATAAATATTTTTATGTCACTAAGACTCATAGTTGAAACACCTGCGCCCGATGAACAGTTTGAGTATATACTTGAACAGAAAGATAGGAACTCACCTTCTAATTTATTTATTAAAGGGCCTTATATGATGGCAGAAGGTAAAAACCGAAATAATCGATTATATCCTTTGTCTGAAATGGTTAGAGAAGTTGATAGATATAAAACTGAAATGATAGGGACGAAAAGAGCAATGGGTGAATTAAACCATCCAACTACTGCAGACGTAAATTTAGAGAGAGCCTGTCATATTGTTACTGAAATTACCCAAGATGGAAATATATTTCATGGTAAGAGCAAAGTATTATCAACGCCGTGCGGCTTAATTGTCAGGTCATTGATTAATGATGGGGTGAAGGTAGGTATGAGTTCAAGAGCATTGGGTCAATTAGTTGAAAGTAATGGATGCAATGTAGTGAAAGAAATGAGATTAGTAGCAATTGATTGCGTTGCAGATCCATCTTTTCCGAAAGCATTCGTCAATGGTATTCTTGAATCAAAGCAATGGGTTTTAGAAAATAATAATGTACATGAAGCAACATACGAAACCTTTTCAAATGATATTAAAGATCTACCAAAACGTGATATGGAAGTATATTTGAAAGAATGTATTTTGAACTTTTTACATAAAATTAAAACAAATTCATAAAAAAACTTAAACAGTTACATAAATAATAATATACAATGATTAACAAAGCATTAATAATGAGCTTTATACAGTGCATGGTAGCTGAAGACTATTATCGCGCAAATGATCGGCTTGATCGAATAATCACCGAAAAGGTAAAAAGTAAAATTAAGAAAGCAGTCAAGAAAGTTGTTGGCGACAAAAAGACGTCTAAAATGCCGCCATGGCTATTAAAAGCTAGGATGAAGACTGATGCAGCTGATGATAATGAGCCAGCAGGAAAAACGGAAAAAAAGTTACCAGCATTCATGAAAAAATCAAAGGGGAGTAAAAAGTAATTTAAACAAATTTTATGAACATTAAAGAGAAACTAAAAGAAGCGACGCAAGGGATCTTAACAGAGAGCACTCTTAATGAGATTCAAAATGCATTTGATGTATCTGTAAATGAAAAGGTTTCATTGCAGGTTGAGCAAGCACTTGTTATGCAAGATGCCGAGTATACAAATAAATTAAAAGATCTCTTAATTGCTATTGATAATGACCACGGCAAGAAATTAAAAAGTGTTGTTGAGTCAATTGATTTAAACAATACACGAAAGCTTAAAACAGTCATTAAACGGTACAATAAAATTGTTACTGAGCAAGCATCTAAATTTAAGCATAATATTGTCAACAAGCTTAGTGATTACATTGAGCTATACCTTGAAGAGAAGATTCCACAGAAGGAAGTTCTTCGAGCTGTTCAGAATCGACAAGCTTCTGTTGTATTAAATAATTTGAGAGAGAGTCTGGCGATTGATTCGTCATTAATGAAAAGATCAGTTAGGTCTGCCGTATTGGATGGCAGTAAACAAATAAATGAAGCTCGTCGAGAGCTTGAGACGACTAGAAGGCAGAATTCTGCTTTAAGAGAGAGCCTTGCAACTGTGCAAGCCAATCTTATTGTTGAACAAAGAACTTCGAATCTACCCGGCAAAAAGAAAGAATATGCAAAGCGTGTTCTCGAAGGTAAAACACCCAAATTTATCAACGAGAATATTGACTACACATTAAGTCTTTTCGATAAAAGCCATGAAGATCGTCTCGAAATGCTAAAATTTGAAGCTTCCAAAAATCTGAGTAAAGCAGATGTAATTATAGAAGAAGACGTTGACTACACTCGGTCTAATAACCGTAGCAATAATAATTCTAATAATACAACTGCTCGATACATGTCAGAATTAGGCAAGTTTTAATTAATTTGGTAGAAATACAACTTTTGTATTTGAAAATCCTAAATTTACAAGCGTAAATTTATGAGGTCGAAAAAAAGTCAAAGAAAGGAACAAACAATCTAATGAAACAAAATAAGCCACAACAGTCTTATATTGATCAAGGTCGTGCTGCAGCTCTTCTAGAAAAATGGGGCCCTGTGCTCGATTATTCTTCCAAGAATGTAGCGCCAATCGAAAACGAAAACACGCGTCTTAATACCGCAATGCTTCTTGAGAACCAAGAAACGTATTGCCTACGAGAAGCTGGCAACACAGTCGGCGGCGGTGCATTTGGCAGTAATGCCACAGGCGGCGTCCAATACGGCCCTCCTGGGAATATTAATTCCGGGGATACGTATGCCCAAGGTGATGCTCGTTTACCGAAGATCCTGATTCCAATGATTCGTCGTACTTTCCCTGAACTCATTACTAATGAAATCGTTGGCGTGCAGCCGATGAGCGGTCCAGTTGGTCTTGCGTTTGCTTTACGTTACAAGTATAATACTACAGGCCTTGGGTCTGGTGGTGTTGATGGTGGTAGCAACCCTAATGGGCACTATACTCCTTCTAACGCGCAAACAGCGGGTCCATCAAGTGGACAAGCCGAAATAGGTTATCAATTCCTTGATACCCGGTTTACTGGTACCTCCTCGTTTGCACTATCCGGTAACTCCGAATGGACGTTTGCAGATCAAGATAAAGGTGTCGCTGAAATTCTCAAGAATTTCGAAATTCAGAATAATATTCCAACAGTGGATATTAGCTTTGAAAAGACAGCTGTCGAGGCTGGAACGCGCCGTCTTGGTGCCCGGTGGTCAGTTGAATTAGAGCAAGATGTAAAAAATATGAACGGTATCGATATCGATGCTGAGATCACGAACGCAATGT